AAGAGAAGTATGCCGGATTAGAGAAGTTAGAATCTCGTGTGAAGGAATTGGAAACAACGAACGCTGAGTTACTAGCAACAATCGACAGCAACAGCAAACTACTAGCTGAGAAAGATGAATTTATTAGCGCTAAAGAATCTGAACTAGCAGAAGTTAACCAAGTTGTTGAGAAGTACAAAGGAACACAGCTTCGTACTCAAATTGCATTGCGAAATGGTCTTCCATACGAAGTGGCAGACAGATTACAAGGTAGCGACGAAGAGAGCTTGCAAGCCGATGCGAAACGTTTATCTGCGTTTATCAAACCAAAACCAGTCGCTCCATTAAAAGATGTCGAACCAGTCGTAGGCGATGGTAGAACAACAGCAATGCGACAAATGTTACAAGAATTAAATCAATAATCAAAAAGAAAAGAGGAAAATATATGACAACATTGCAAGCAGGAACATTATTTAAACCAGAATTAGTTAAAGAACTATTTTCTAAAGTACAAGGTGAATCAGTATTAGCTAACTTATCACAACAACAACCAATTCCATTTAATGGAATTGAGCAAATGGTATTCAATTTGGAAGGTAACGCTCAAATCGTAGGTGAAGGTAAAAAGAAAGAAGCTGGAGAAGCGAAATTTGATCCTGTAGTCATCAAGCCTTTGAAATTCGTTTATCAAGCTCGTATTACAGACGAATTCTTACGTTCTTCTGAAGAAAAACAACTTGATTACTTAGCAGCATTCGCAGACGGATTTGCTAAGAAAATTGCCCAATCATTCGATATTGCAGCAATTCACGGATTAGAACCTAAAACAATGACAGACGCAACTTTCCGCGACACAAACTCATTTGATGGATTAGTTAAGAGCAACGTAGTTACTTACGCTGAAGGAACTTTCGACGACAACATCGACGCTGCAGTTCAAACAGTAGTAGCTAACGGAAGTGATGTTACAGGTATTGCTTTATCTCCAACAGGTGGACAAGCATTAGCTAAAATCAAAGTTAATGGTGTTACTCAATACCCTGAATTCCGATTTGGACAAAATCCTAATTCATTCTATGGAATGGCTTCTGACATTAGCAAAAACTTAACAGTGACTGGTGGAACTGCTGAGACAGACCACGCAATCGTTGGTGACTTTGCTAACCGCTTCAAATGGGGATATGCGGATAATATTCCATTAGAAATTATTCAATATGGTGATCCAGACGGTACTGGACGTGACTTAAAACAATATAACGAAATCTGCTTACGTTCAGAAGCGTATATCGGATGGGGAATCCTAGACGAAAAAGCATTTGCTCGTGTTAAAGCGTAGGTCGTGCTTATGAAGTATAGAAATGTAGATACTGGTGTGATTATTGAGTCAGATAGCGTGCTATCTGGTTCATGGGAACCAGTGGAAGAAAAGAAAACTAAAGCTAAACCGAAGAAAGAAGCAAAGGATGATGAATAATGGACTCATTTGCGACTTTAGACGATTTACAGCGACTCTGGAAACGACTGCAACCGTCTGAACTTGATAGAGCGAAGGCGCTTCTTGCCACTGTATCTGACATGCTGAGGGAAGAGGCTCGTCGCTATGGAAAAGACTTAGACAATATGGTTGTAGAACGTTCTAGTTATGAGAACGTGGTTAAATCTGTGGTAGTTGATATTGTAGCCCGTACATTAATGACTTCTACAGAACAAGAGCCGATGACTCAATTTAGTCAAAGCGCTCTAGGATACTCAGTTAGTGGTTCGTATCTTGTGCCTGGTGGAGGTATCTTCATCAAGAATGCAGAATTGAAGCGATTAGGCTTCACTAAGCAACGGATTGGAGTGATAGAATTCTATGATTAAAGGAATTACTGTCACATTAGTAGATCGTGTTAAAACTGGTGAGGATGAAATGGGTGCTGCAACATACGATGATGTAGAAATCCAAGTAGAGAATGTCCTAGTATCTCCTACTGAGGCTACGGATGTTATTAACCAGGTTCAACTTTATGGAAAAAAAGCAGTGTACACACTCGGTATTCCTAAAGGTGATACTCACATTTGGAAAGATAGGGAAGTTAAATTCTTTGGGGAAACATTTCGAACATTCGGACCAGTTGTAGAAGGAATTGAGTCTATGGTACCAACAGCCTGGCACAAGAAAGTGACGGTAGAAAGATATGAGTAGCTCATTTAAATTCAAATTAAACACAAAAGGTGTTGGTGAATTTTTAAAATCTGAGTCTGTTCGGAAGATGATTAGTGAACGAGCCAACGAGATTGCTAGTCGAGCAGGAACTGGATATGAGGCAGATACTCAAATCGGTCAGAAACGTGCTACAGGACGAGTTAAAGCTGCTACAGCTAAAGCTAAAAAGGATAATAAGAAACACAATACATTATTGAAGGCGGTGAGAGGTTGATAGAGATTGAAATTAGAAAATTCATGATGAGCAAGTTGGAATGCCCAGTTGTATTCGAGGTTGCACCTAAGATGCCAGATAAATTTGTATTAATTCAAAAAACAGGTAGCTCTAAGCGAAATAAATTATTAGCCTCTACATTTGCTTTCCAATCTTATGGAAAGTCGATGTACGAGGCTTCTTTGTTGAACGAAAATGTAAAAGAAGTAGTTGAACAGTTAGTCGAATTAAACGACGTATCTGATGTTAGTTTAAATAGCGATTACAACTATACAGATACAGAATCAAAAAAATATAGATATCAAGCAGTGTTTGATATCAGACATTATTAGAAATGAGGGAAAAATATGGCAGAAAAAAACAACGCGAGTAACGTAACCGCAGCTAAACCTAAGATTGGTGGAGCTATTTATATGGCGCCAACAGGTACAGAATTACCTACTGATGCAGAAACAGCTTTAAATGCTGCATTCGTAAACTTAGGCTTCGTATCTGAAGACGGTTTAGAAAATGCTAACAGTGCATCGTCTGAGAACACTAAGGAATGGGGCGGTTCAATCGTAAATACAACGTTGAAAGAAAAAGAGGACAAATTTAAGTTCACTTTAATTGAAGCATTAAACTTACACGTATTGAAATTAATTTACGGTGAAAAGAACGTAACTGGAACTTTAGAAACAGGAATCACTGTTAAAGCTAAAGCTGAAGATTACGAAGAAAAATCATTTGTAGTGGATATGGTTCTAAAATCAGGAATTATTAAACGCATGGTACTTCCACTTGCTAAAGTATCAGAAGTAGGGGACGTTAAGTATGCTAGTGGAGAAAACATCGGTTATGAAACTACTTTATCAGCGTTCCCAGATGGCGACGGAGCCACTCATTACGAATATATTAAGAAAGTAGGTTAATTATGATTAAAGGGAAAACATCTTCCGGATTTAAATTCCAAATCAATGAAAGCACAATTAACGATGACTATGAGCTATTAGAATTACTTGTAGAATTAGAAGAAAATCCTCTTCTAATTTCTAAGGTCGTTCGAAAAGTTCTAGGCCCTGATGCAGCGGCTGCATTAAAAGATCATGTACGAGATGAAAATGGATGTGTATCCATTCAGAAAATGAATGATGAAATTACTGAGATTTTCACACAGGCTAAAGCCTTAAAAAAATAATGGCCCTTGCAAGAATGATTGTGACTGATGAAGATGCTTTAATTTGCGATTTAGCAGAAACTTATCATATCTATGACTATCGACGGCTACCAGTTTTAACGGTGGCCGTTTTTTCTTTAGGTTTAAGACCAAACTCAAGAATTAAGATGATCATGTCTGGAAATAGAATCACGTTAGAAGAGTCGTTACTAGCTTGTGCCGTGGATAGATTAAGCATACTAGCATGGCAGAAGACGAAAGATGGTTCAAAAGGCACTAATATGCCTCAATCGATTTTAGAAAAATTACTAGGTATAGATGAGCGCAAATCAGAGTCAGATACTCAGACATTTAGTTCGGGCGAGGAGTTCTTAAAAGAAAGAAATAGATTATTAGGGAAGGAGGAAACTTAATGGCAACAGAATTAGGTACTGCTTATGTTCAGATAATCCCATCGGCTGACGGAATCAAAGGCATGATTGAGAAGGCTATGGGAACCGAAGTAGTCGGTGCCGGAGATAAAGCTGGACAAGGTTTTATGAAAAGTTTTGCTGGTACAGTCACTAAGATGATTGCAGCAATTGGTATTGGTAAAGTTCTTAAGGACAGCTTAGCTTCTTCATTAAACGAGGGTGCAGCACTCCAGCAATCGCTCGGTGGTATTGAAACGCTATTCAAAGGCAGTGCCGATATCGTTAAAGGATACGCTAAAGAAGCGTATAAGACAACTGGACTATCAGCTAATGCTTACATGGAATCTGTAACAGGATTTAGTGCCAGTTTACTTCAATCATTAGGTGGAGATACTGGTAAAGCTGCAGAGATAGCAAATATGGCAATGGTTGATATGTCAGATAACGCTAACAAGATGGGAACATCGATGGAAAGTATCCAATTTGCATATCAAGGATTTGCTAAGCAAAACTATACGATGTTAGATAACCTAAAGCTCGGTTACGGTGGTACTAAGGAAGAAATGCAACGGCTTCTTACCGATGCTCAGAAGTTAACTGGAGTTAAATATGATATCAACAACTTATCTGATGTATATCAAGCTATCCACGCAATACAGGGCAAGCTAGATATCACAGGAACGACAGCTAAGGAAGCTTCAACTACTTTCTCCGGATCATTTGCATCCATGAAGGCTGCAGCACAAAATGTACTTGGAAATATGGCCCTTGGAGAGGATTTAACACCATCGCTCGAAGCGCTAAAAGAAACAGTAAAAACATTTGTGTTTGGCAACTTCATACCAATGCTTAAAAATGCGGTTAAAGCCATTCCTGAAGTGCTAGGATTCGCCATCAAAGAAGGATTAACAGCTATCTTCGGTGAATCTACCACACAAACGATTATCAATAACCTATCTACAGCATTCGAAAACATTAAAAGTGCAGTCAGCGGTATTGGTGATTTGTTTGGAGGTTTTGTGGACCAATTAAAAGGAATTCTTGGAATTAGTGGTGATGTAGGAGAACTAGGAACAGCATTTGAAGGCATTACTGGGGCTATTAGCACAGTAACTGACTGGATTAAGCAGTTTGTAGATTGGATTAACCAAACCCCTGCAGCAGTTGATGCTGTAACATC